CAAAAGCCATCGCCTATTGATGGCATTCGTTATACACGATTTGTGATTGTGCGTAACTCATATCCTGAATTAAAAACCACAACAATTAAAACATGGCAAGATTTATTTCCAGAGAACACTTTTGGTCCGATGCTATATACTCCTCCTATTACTCATCACATCAGGCTCCCATCAAGGGGTGATGCTGCGGGGATTGATTGTGAAGTAATCTTTTTAGCATTGGATCAACCTAAAGACGTAAGAAAGTTATTATCACTTGAACTGACAGGAGCGTGGGTCAATGAAGCTCGTGAATTACCTAAAGCAGTTATTGATGGACTTACTCATCGTGTGGGCAGATATCCGACACAACGTGATGGCGGACCTACTTGGCATGGTGTTTGGATGGATACTAATCCAATGGATGATGACCACTGGTGGTTTAGATTAGCTGAGAAAGAAAAGCTCAATGGTAAATATGCTTGGGCTTTCTTTAAACAACCTGGTGGTGTCACAGAAGTAGATCCAGGAAGTCTACCAGATAATCCAGAAGCAAACGATCATATATTTTCTGGGGGTCGTTGGTGGAAGATAAATCCTAAAGCTGAGAACGTAGGCAATCTACCAGCGGGCTATTACATGCAGATGTTAGGTGGTAAGAATTTAGATTGGATTAAATGTTATGCCGAAGGTAAATATACTTACGTTCAAGAAGGTAGACCCGTATGGCCAGAGTATGACGATCACTCAATGAGTGGTGAAGTTGATTATGATCCAGAGCATGCATTGCAAGTCGGTCTTGACTTTGGTTTGACACCAGCCGCAGTGGTAGGACAAAGATTGCCTAATGGTCGATGGATTATCTTAGATGAGATTGTTACTTTTGATATGGGACTAGAAAGATTTGGTCAGCAGTTACTTGCAGAGTTAAACGCTAAATACCCAAAAGCACAAGTCATGTTATGGGGTGACCCAGCGGGTATGCAACGAGATGCTATCTATGAAGTCACAGCTTTTGATTATCTAAGAACATTAGGATTACGCGCACAGCCTACACCATCCAATGACTTTAAGGTGAGACGTGAAGCTGCCGCTGCACCAATGCAAAGATTGATTGCGGGTAAACCTGGACTCATTGTCAATACTAAATGCAAGATGATACGTAAGTCGTTAGCGGGTGGTTACCATTTTAAACGCGTATCTGTCGGTGCGGGTCAAGAACGATTTAGAGATGCGCCTAATAAAAACGAACATTCACACGTAGGTGATGCATTTGGATATCTATTACTTGGTGGTGGCGAACATAAACGTATGACCAAGAGTCCACTATCCGCATCAACTATTATTGCTCAAACAATAGCTAAGTCTGATTTTAATGTTTTTGACTGATTACGCTTATATATTAAAAAATATGCCTTCTGTTAAAGGGAGCTATTTTTTACCCTACATGCCATATCATTTAGATGATTTAGACTGTGTAGAAATGAAAACTCAAAAAGCATTAACGATAAATGAGTTTAAACGCATGGTAAATCATCAGGCAGAATGTGGCCCTACTATTACAGCCTTTCTTCACAATAAGCCAGTGGCTATATATGGAGCTACTATGTTATGGAAAGGCGTTGCAGAATTCTGGTCTTTACTATCAGAGCAATCTCGTAGATATCCAATAGCTATGACAAAAGCTGGATTATCATTTGTTGATATCGTTGAGATATTATTCCACTTGCATAGAGTGCAAATAACTGTTAAAACGTCAGATACTCGTGCTATGCTTTGGGCTAAAGCTTTAGGTTTTGTTCCAGAATGCAATATGTTGCGTTATAGCGCAGATAAAGATGATTATACATTATTTAGGAGACAAAAATGGGTGGATTATTAGGCGGATCAAAGCCAGATACCTCAGCAGCCGAAGCTCAGATTAGAGCGCAACAAGCTGAAACAGAAAGATTAAGAGCGCAAGCAGAGCAAGATAAAGTTAAACTTGCAACAGATATGGCATCAAAACGTAGAGCGCAACAACGTGGCGGCTCAAGAGCTTTATTATCAGAAGAACGTCTTAACCCAGAAACTGGTGTTGATACTTTAGGTTCTTCAGATATGATTGGCTAATATATTAACTATAAAGAAAGGATTACTTAATTATGGGCGGAGGATCAAGACCATCAGCACCACCACCACCACCAGAAGCACCAAAGCCAGCACCGAAACCAGCAGAAGTTGCAACGGAACGTGTAGAGGCTGAAAAGGCTGCATCATTTAAAAGAGCTAGACGTGGTAGATCAGCATCTTTATTATCCAGTTCAACTATGGATAGTTTAGGTACAGACACAACACTTGGAGGTGGAGAAATATAATGAAAAAAGATAAGATGCAAGCTAAGGTTCGTAAAGTCATGCGTGAATATAAAGAAGGCACATTGCATTCAGGCAAAGGCGGTCCAGTAGTTAAGTCACAAAAGCAAGCTGTTGCAATCGCAATGAGCGAAGCTGGCATGGCTAAAAAATCTAAGGGATACTAACATGAAAGAAGTTTGGGATAAAGAAAGACCTAAAGAATTAGGTAAGTCTAAAAAGCTAACGCCTATGCAAAAAGCAGTAGCAAAACAAATGGCTAAGAAAGCTGGCAGACCATATCCTAATCTTGTAGATAATATGAGAGCAGCTAATAAATAATGGCTATTAATATTCTACGTGAGTCGGATACTACAAAGTCTAGGCATGTTAATCCAGCTTATGTAGACAAGGATGGCAATAGTTATATTACAAGTTCTGATAGGCCATTTCCTATTGTAGATGTTAATCATTTACGTTTACATGAAGGCAGAGCTTATTATGTATACAAGATGTATTCATATGCTGTGCCATTGTCTGCTGGAGCAAGTATTAATATTGCACTAGCATGGCCAAGTGGTGTAATGCCACATGTAGTATTTCAGTATGAGAGTCCAGGTGAATCAGAGTTTTATTTTTACGAAGCGCCTACGACAAGTGGCGGCACTGCTATGAATATATATAGACGTAATAGAAATATATTAACAGAAAGTTCTGGTGCGGCAGTATTAAATCCTACTGTATCAGCAACTGGCACAGAAATATTTACTGAGTTTATTCCAGCGGGTAATAAAGGCGGTGGCGGTGCAACTTATAGTTTTGAATATGTATTAAAACCATTAACAACTTATTTATTAACATTAACTAACGTAAACTCACAGGCGCATCCAGCGAACCTAAGAGTAGAATGGTATGAATAATGACATTAAAGAAATATCAAAATCCAAAAGGTGGCTTAAATGAAGCTGGAAGAAAACACTTTGAAAGAAAAGAAGGTGGTAATCTACAAGCACCACTCAAGAGCGGTACTAATCCTAGGCGTGTGTCTTTTGCTGCTCGCTTTGGTGGAATGGATGGTCCGTTGGTAGATGAAAAAGGTAGACCCACAAGATTAAAACTAGCATTAAAAGCTTGGGGATTTGGCAGTAAAGAAGCAGCTAAAAACTTTGCAAACAGAAATAAGAAAGATTAAATATGGCAGAAATGATGAGATTATCCGCAGAGGATGTTTTAAAGCGACACGACAAAGCGCTTACTAAAAAAGAAGATTTTAGAAACTTATACGAAGAATGTTATGAGTTTGCATTGCCACAACGTAATCTTTATGATGGCTATTATGAAGGCAAAGTAGGCGGTCAAAAGAAAATGAATCGTGTATTCGATTCTACAGCGATTAATTCTACACAACGATTTGCTAATCGTATGCAGTCTGGTATATTTCCGCCACAACGTAAATGGTGCAGATTAGAACCAGGACCAGATATTCCAGAAGATCGTAAAGAAGAAGCACAAGCTGCGTTAGATATTTATTCAGATAAATTATTTGCAGCACTTAAGCAATCTAACTTTGATATTGCGATTGGTGAGTTCTTACTTGATTTATCTGTAGGTACTGCTGTAATGATGGTACAGCCAGGTGATGATATTAATCCACTTAACTTTATTCCTGTGCCACAATTCTTAGTGTCATTTGAAGAAGGTGCAAATGGTCAAGTAGACAATGTGTATAGACGTATGCGTCTTAAAGGCGAGTCTATTATGCGTCAATGGCCAGATGCAGTTATTCCAGAAGATTTACAAAAGAAAATAGATCAAAAGCCAACAGAAGATTTAGAGTTTATTGAAGCTACTTTATTAGATCAAAAACGTGGTGACTATTGCTACCATGTGATTCATAAAGAATCTAAGACAGAGCTAGTCTATAGACGTATGGTAGAAAGTCCATGGATTGTATCACGCTATGCAAAAGTAGCTGGTGAGATCTATGGTCGTGGTCCATTGATTACTGCATTGCCAGACATCAAGACACTCAATAAAACATTAGAGCTATTACTTAAAAACGCATCATTAGCTATTGCTGGTGTATATACCGCAGCAGATGATGGCGTATTAAATCCTAACACAGTGAAGATTATACCTGGCGCTATTATTCCTGTAGCACGTAATGGTGGCCCACAAGGTGAATCATTGAAAGCATTGCCAAGAGCTGGTGACTTTAATGTATCTCAAATCATTATGAATGATTTACGCATGAGTATTAAGCGTATCTTATTAGATGAGTCTTTACCACCAGACAACATGTCAGCACGTTCAGCTACGGAAGTGGTAGAGAGAATGAAAGAGTTATCACAAAACCTAGGATCAGCTTTTGGCAGACTTATAAATGAAACTATGATACCATTAGTGACTAAGATTTTAAGAGTAATGGATGAGCGTGGTCTTATTGATCTACCTCTTAAAGTCAATGGTCTTGAAATTAAAGTGTCAGCAGTTGCACCATTAGCTATGGCTCAAAGTATGGAAGATGTGCAGAACGTATTGCAATATGCACAGATCGTACAACAAGCTGGACCAGAAGCTCAGATGACATTAAAGACTGATGCTATGATGGACTTCATTGCTGAGAAGTTAGGTATCCCACAAAAGATACGTAACACTCAAGAAGAACGTATGATATTAACTCAACAAATGGCACAGGCTGCACAACAAGTTGCACAAGAAGCACCAGAGTCAGTGCCTGGCATGGTAGAAGCAGCAACTAAGGGGATGATGTAATGGATGATGATTATGGCATGCGTCATGGTGGCGCTGGTAAAAAGTATACTGGCTGGAAAGGCGAACTTAAAAGATTAGATAATCCTAATCAAGTATCTACAGAGATTAGCACTACTGTTGGATTGAATGGGAAAGAGGTTGAAATACCATTAATTGTTCCAACATTAAATAAAAAAGAATTAGATTTTTTATTAAGCGTTGATCCTAAGAGTAAAGAATTTGGAGCTAAATTGCCACCATCAGTAATGAAGAAAGCAATAGATCATGCAGTCACTAGAATGAAATTAGGTAAATCACCATTTAAAGAACCTGAGGATGATGAATAATGGCTGGATGGGAAGATTTAGAACAAGCACTTCCGTTAGATGTAAGAGATGTATCACAAGCAAGAGAAGATTTAGATAGGTTAGCATTAAGAGTTTTTGGTAGTGAAGATGGACAGAAGCTGTTAGCGTGGTTACGTCAAACAGTTTTAGAGCAACCAGTTGCTTTGCCTGGTAGCGACTCAAGTTATGCATACTATCGTGAAGGTCAAAATAGTATAGTGAGAGACATTGAAGCAAAGTTAATTAGAGCAAGGAAAATGTAATGATAGACGACAACATCGAGCCTAGTGGAAATGAGGAAGTATCTCAAGAAACTGGCCTACTCGACAGTGCATCAGTTGAAACAGAAGCAGTAGAATCAAACCCACAAAAAGCAGAAATATCACATCTTGACGCAGCAGATGAAGATGATGATGGTCCGCTAGAACGACCAGATTGGTGGCCAGAAAACTTTTGGAAAAAAGATGAGGCAGAACCAGACTTACAGGCCATGGCTAAATCTTGGTCTGATCTAAGAAAACAAATCTCACAAGGTAAACATAAAGCACCAGCAGATGGTAACTATGATGTTGCTGCGTTTAAAGATATCCCAGCAGAAGATCCCGTACGTAATCACGTACTATCTTGGGCAAAGGAATATGGCGTAAGCCAAGCAGCTTTAGATGACCTTGTAGGCAAAGTTGTTGAAATGGGATTTGAAGCTCAACAAACAAGCTCTGTTAGCTTGGCAGAAGAAAAGAAAGCACTTGGTCCCAATGCTGATGCCCGTATCAATGGCATGGTTAAATGGGCTAGTGGTTTAGTTAATAAGGGTATTTGGAGCAAAGAGGACTTTGAGGAGTTTAAATACATGGGTGGTACTGCTAAAGGTATCGCTGCATTAGAGAAACTTCGTGGAGCTTATGAAGGTCGTGTACCTACAGATAGCGCTCCAGTTCAAGGTGCTTTATCTAAAGAGGAACTCTATGCTATGGTAGGAGATCCTAAATATCAAACAGATCCAGGATATCGAAAGAAAGTGGAAAGAATGTTCCAAGAAAACTTTGGATCACAGTAAGACTCCGTAGTTCGCGTTCGACCCACTTCGGTGGGTCTTTTTTTGCCTTTTACGCAAAATACTTGCACAAATTTGCAAAATATGCTAAAAATCGTACAAGGCTCATTGCATTCGCAACCCTTCACACAAGTCGTCTTGTCGTTTGGCTATCGTAAATAGCAAGCACTGGCCCAGTTTTTTGTCTGGCTAACCAAAGCGATAAACTTTATTTTTATCAATTCTAGGAGAATAACATGGCTATTGGATTATCAAGCGCTTTTGTAACGCTCTTTGATGCCGAAGTTAAACAGGCTTACCAAGGTAAGGCACAGTTAGTTGGTGCAGTTCGCCAAAGACGCGGTGTTGAAGGCTCAGTAGTAAAATTTCCTAAAGTAGGCAAAGGTGTAGCTACTTTACGAGTACCACAAACAGATGTCACACCATTAAATGCTGGCTGGAGCCAAGTAACTGCTACTTTAGCAGATTGGAACGCAGCAGAGTATTCTGACATTTTCATGCAACAAAAAGTAAACTTTGACGAAAGACAAGAGTTAGTTCAATTAGTAGCTAACGCTATCGGTCGTAGACAAGACCAAATGATTCTTGACGCACTTGCTGCTTCATCAACATCATTAACAGTGTCTAACGATATCGGTGGTACAGACACTAACTTAAGCGTAGCTAAACTACGTGAAGCTAAACGTCTTTTAGACAAAAACAATGTTCCACCAGAAGGTCGTCATATCGTTCTTCATGGTAACAACTTAGCTTCATTACTTTCAGAAACAGCAGTAACTTCATCTGACTTTAATACAGTGAAAGCTCTTGTAGCTGGTGAAATCAATACATTCTTAGGTTTCACATTCCATGTATTAGGTGACAGAGCAGAAGGTGGCTTAGCAATCGATGGTTCTTTAGACAGAACATTATTTGCATTCCACAAAGATGCTGTTGGTTACGCAGAAGGTATAGCGCCTAAGACAGAGATCAATTACATTCCAGAAAAGACATCATTCCTCGTGAATGCAATCTTCTCTGCGACTGCAACAACGATCGATGCTGAAGGTATTGTTCAAATCACTGCTCGCGAATCAGCATAATTTAAGGAGATAATAACATGGCTTATTCATCAACTGGTTTATCTGCTGCTGGCGGTCAATCTAAAGCTGGTAATGCACCACAACTTTGGACATACTCTAGCGCAGATGCTATTGCAACTGTAAACACAAGCGGCTATTTCAATAGCGCAGCTTCTTTACTTAAAGTTGGCGATTTAATTTACGTATTCGATACAACCAATACTCTTGGTCATCTCGTTTATGTAAACGCTAACAGCGGTACAGTAGTAGATGTAACTGATGGTCTTGCTGTAACTTCTACAGACTCAGATTAATCAGGGTTTTAAGTAGTATGTAACTTTGGGTAAGGTGGGTGTTTTGCACTCACCTTATTCTCACATTTGGAGATAGAGTATGGCAGCTGGAGATTCAGCATTATCAGTATGTTCTGATTCATTATTAATGTTAGGTGCAAAACCTATTGCTGCATTCAACGAAGGCACAGATGAAGCTAACATCTGCGACCGACTATATCCAGACATCAGAGATCAAGCGTTAATGATTTATCCTTGGTCATTCTCATTTAAGAAAGTTCAATGTGCTAGACTGGTCACTACACCAGTTACTGAATACAAATATGAATATCAACTACCCGCAGATCGTATAGGCTCACCAAGAGCTGTATATGATGCTAATGAGATAGGCTCTCCCGTACGCAATGAATATAGAATTATGGGAGATAAATTACTTACAGATTACGAAGAAGTATGGGTAGATTATCAATACTCTGTTACAGAGTCATCTATGCCTACTTACTTTATCCAATTACTTAAATATCTATTGGCATGGCATTTGTCTGTGCCTATCACAGATCAAACAGAAAAAGCTCAATATTGGCAAACTGTTGCAGTAGGTACACCAGGCGAGAATGGTCGTGGTGGCTACATGAGACAGGCTATGAATATTGATGGTCAAGGACAACCCGTAAACGCGATACAAGACTTCTCATTAATTAATGTGAGGTACTAATGGCTCGTTTTGTTACCATTCAAACTAATTTTACTGCGGGAGAAATAGACCCACTATTACGCTCACGTATAGATATTAAGTCATATGAGAATGGATTAGAAACAGCTCAAAACGTATTATGTCAGCCACAAGGTGGTATTACAAGACGCAATGGTTTACGTTATATCAATGCATTGCCAAACGCTGGATCTGATTCAGCTGCTAATGGCGTTAGATTAGTTCCATTTGAATTTTCTACATCAGATAGTTATATGCTTTGCTTTACACATAATCGTATGCATGTGTATAAGAATGGCGCACTCATTACTAATATCAATGGATCTGGTAACAGTTATCTTGATACATCAGGCGTATCATTATCTTCTGGTAAATTAGGCAATATGTGTTGGACACAATCTGCTGACACACTTATTGTTGTGCATGAAGATTTAGCTCCAGTAAAAATTGTACGTGGTGGTACAGACGCTACATGGACTGCATCTGCTATTACATTTGATAGTATTCCTAAATATGCATTTACATTAAGCGTATCTAATCCAGCGGGTACACTTACACCATCCGCTGTATCAGGCAAAATTACATTGACTGCATCATCATCTGTATTTACTGCTGGCGCTGTAGGTCAATATGTAAATGCTGTACCACAAGGTAGAGCTAAGATTGTTAAGTATAATAGCGGCACATCTGTAGATGCTATTACAGAGTTTCCATTTTTTAACACATCAGCTATTGCTAATGGATCATGGGAATATGAATCTGGTTATGAATCAGTATGGTCATCAACAAAAGGATGGCCTAGAACAGTAACATTCCATCAAGGTCGTTTATATTTTGGCGGATCTAAAACTAGACCATCTACAATATGGGGATCTAAAGTTGGTATCTTTTTTGACTTTGAAGGCACAGAAGGATTAGATGACGATTCAGTAGAAGCTACATTAGATACGAATACATTTAATGCGATTACAGACATTATTTCTGGTCGTGATTTAATGATCTTTACAACGGGTGGTGAGTTCTATGTTCCACAAAATGGATTAGAGCCAATCACACCTACATCATTCTTTGTATCTACTACTAATAGAAATGGTAGTAAACAAGGTATTCGAGTGCAACAACTAGAATCAGGCGTATTATTTATACAACGTCAAGGTAAGATACTATCTGAGATTGCATACTCTGATACACAACTTACTTATCTTACATCAAAGATATCTCTATTGTCAGGACATCTGTTAAAGAATCCTACACGTATGGCATTAAGACGTGCTGTGGATACAGATGAGAATGATCTATTATTAATTACTAATGGAACAGATGGTACTATAGCAGCTTATTCATTAATGAGATCACAAAACGTGATAGCCCCATCAGAGTTTGTAACTGCTAGTGGAGAGTTTATAGATGTAGGCGTAGATTTAACTACAATCTATACAGTTGTTAAACGTACTATTAGTGGTACAGCGCAATACTATGTAGAGCGTTTTGATTCTACATTATTAACTGATAGTGCTGTCACTGGCGGTGTATCGTCTACAGCATCTATGTCTCATATTGTTGGCAAAGAAGTTAATATATTATTAGATGGCATTGTGCAAGCTAATCAAACAGTGCCAGGCGGTGGTACAGTTACATTCTCTAGGGCATCTGCATCTAGCTATGAAGTAGGATTACCTATTACTGTGCAAGCAACAACTATGCCAATAGATTTAAAGATACAGTCTGGTACACGATTAGGCTTTAAGAAACGTATTGTAGAAGTTAATGCTTTGGTCTATGAAACACAAAACATGGTGATTAATGGCATAGAAGTACCATTTAGATCATTTGATACGCCATTAACATTAGATGCAGATGTGCCAGACTATACAGGCACTAAAGTATTACATGGTATTTTAGGGTATAGTAATGAAGCAAAGATTACAATTACTCAAAGCGCGCCATTGAAATTTACATTATTAGGGTTAGAATATAAAGTAGGAGTCCATCAAGGAACATAATTATGTCAGCAGCCATACCTATTATTAAAGCAGCAGCTCCATATATATCAGCAGCATCTTCAGCATTTAGTGCATTCTCAAGCTTTTCTCAAGGTAGAAGCCAGAAAGCTATGTATAATTTACAAGCTATGCAAACTGAAGCAGAATCAAAACGCAAAGCGCTTGAATATGAACAAAGAGCTAATGAAACATTAAGAAAGGTTACTACAGCTAATGCAGCTAATGCAACACGTAGATATGCTGGTGGCGTATTAGGTCTTGAAGGATCAGCTAAATTAATTGAAACAATGAATCTAAAAGAAGCTGGTAGAGATTTTATGACAGACATTAGCAATGCTTCTAATGCGCTTATGACTGGATCAATACAAGGGAGTATATTTAGAACAGCTGGAGAAACTGCTGCAAGAGGCGGTTTGTTTGACGCTGCTGGTAAACTTGCTACTGGAGCATATGAATTTAGTAAAGTTATCATTCCAAAAGAAACACCTAAAGAAACACCTAAAGAACCACCTAAGGCTTAATTATGGCAGATAATCCAAGATATCAAAGACAAAATATTGTGTTGGCTGAAACACAGCCATTTCAATTTGCCGACATTAAAGAAAGCATTTCTGCTTCCAGATCATTGCAATCTAGTCTTGACAGAATATCAGAGTTTGCATTTAGACAAGCAGCAGAAACAGCTAAGAAGGCTGGTGCTGAATATGCTGTAACTAATAGACCTACCTTGCAACAATATGCAGAGGCCATTCAAAACAACGTAGATCCTGAAACATTATTCTCAGAAGATTATACTATATTTGGTCAAGCAGCTAGAGAAGTTCAAGCTGTAGGATTTAGAACAGAATTAGAAACAGAAGCTCGTAGCGAGATAAGTAAGATTAAGTCAGTCATTAAATCTGGCTTGCCTATTAACAGAGAAGAAATCCAAGCAAAACTTAATGGATTAGTTAATGGCTATGGTAATACACTAGCTAAAGTTAGCCCAGATCAAGCATTAAAATTTAAAGCATCTATTAGCGCTCAAGGCTATGAATTACTCGAACAAGTAGATGCAGAAATATCTAAAGAATATGTAGCTAATAATCTTATGAGGTTGGATGAAGATATTAAAAACTTCCAGACTGACTTGCCAGATCTTATTAATAACAATAATCCAGCTGACTTTGCTGTAAAAATTCAACCATATATTAATACAATTAAAACTCGTAGCGCTATGTTGCCAGTAGAGTATAAACTCAAATATGCTAATAAACATCAAGAAATTATTGATGATGCAATTATGGATGGCATTGTTACTCATCTTACAAATAAGAAAACATTTACTAATGATTATGAAGTCATTAATAACCTCAATCAAGGTATTGCTGGGGATATGACTGATTACTTTAGCATGTTAGGATTTGATGAAAAAGGTGTAAGCAAAAAGTCTAAAGTTATTGACATGGTAAGAACAAGACTTAATAACTTAGATGGCGCTCGTAAAGATGCATTAGCATTACAAACAGAAGAAGATAAAAAAGTCTTTAATGACTTAGAAGGTCAATATTTTAAGAATAAAGATCCTAAAATCTTAGCAAGAATGGAATCTATGACTATAAGGAATCCTAATCTTGGATCACCAAAAACAATAGATGCTATACGTAAAGATGCTGAAGCAGAAGCAGAATACACAGACAATGTAGTTAAGCTTAAAGATGAGATTCGTAGAGGTAAGTTTGATACATGGGATCAAGTATTGGCTCGTGGAGCAGATTTAGGCGTGTCAAGAAAATCACTTAATAAACATGTGTATGGTGTATTTGCTAATAAGTCAGAAGCATATGCTGATGATGTTATTAATCAATATGTAGACATGGTAACGCCATCTGGCAATAAACAAGTTAAAGCTAATAAGTATCAAGCTGTTAAAGATCAAATAGAACTTATTAGATCTGAAAATGAAGCATATAATAACTCTGTAGGAAAGAATGAAAAGCCTACTAGAACTGCTGAAATTGCTGCATCATTGATTGACAAGAAACAAAAGACTAATGCTGCTAGATCATTGGTTAATCAAAATAGAACTGCATATGATAACTTTGCAGAAAACAAAGACATTAAGTTAGAATTGCCACCATCATTAAAAGATGATGATACATACAATCTATTTAAAGCTAATGTAATGCGTAGCAAATATAGAAATAAAGATGAAATTATGAAGTATGTAGATGCTGTTAGAAAAGCAGAGCAAGACGAAGCTAATTTAAAATAAGAGATATTATGGATAACATATTTGATAACTATGAAAATTGGAGACTAGATCAAGAGTTTGGTCCAGTGCCTCC